TAGAAAATTACAAACAGATGTGCTACCCGAATACCGAAAATTAGCGGCAAATCTAATAGATAAATTTATAAACGAGTTCGAAGCACAGGGCGGACGTAGGATAGAGATAACAGAAAAATTTGAAAGGATGTACAAATGGAAACAATAACAATCACATGCACAAACAACGATAAGACAAAGGAAGCAGAAGTATTAGAAAGAAACGACAAGTATATGAAGGTACAAGTACCTGGTACCCAGTTATTCATTGAGCTGTTCAGAGATGACGTAAATATTCCGTATACAGGAAGGACCGCAGGACTGGAGTTTGAATGGCAACCGAAAAATTAAAATTCAAGTTAGAATTACATGCCACAATGTGGGATAAGCCTCCTCATGCAGAAATAATGATAAACGACAAATGTTTTTTTGCAGGCGATATCACAGGTACAGACGTAAAGCCTGACACCATCGTATTCGAAACCGAATTAGAAGAAGATAAAGATTACAATTTTACAATTATTAGATCAGGCAAGAACAAGAATCAGACCATAGTCAACGACAAAGGTGATATACTGAAAGATCAGCTCTTGCACATTAAAAGCATAGAAATAGATGAGATAGACATAGGTGGTTTGGTGTATGAGGGCATCTACACTCCTAAGTATCCTGAACCATGGGCAACACAACAACGTGATTCTGGCAAAGAACTGCAAAAATCATTCAAAAACGTTACACAAATGGGCCATGATGGAGAATGGCAATTCAAATTCGCATCACCATTTTACATGTGGCTTTTAGAGAACCTTTACTAATAAATATGCTTATATGAGAGCATCACAATTCATTTCAGAGCAAATAGACTCAGACGCAGTCAACGAGCTGGATACGTATATCATGAACAATGAAGACCTGTATCGTAGACGTTTCATGCCGATCATTTCAAACATCAAGAGAAAAGTAGCAAAGAACGTGTACGATCACGAGAAGGCACAGAAACTTTGGATGTACCTCGTGGATGATGCCGCAAAGGAGTACGTCAAAGAGTTTGGATCAACACAAGACGATGTCAGCAACATGTTTCCAAAGGAAACAAGACAACAGGTTGCGAGAGTCATATCAGACAGAGAACTAGAAAACATAAAACAAGGCGAGTACGATGCACCTCAGGGAACTGTTTCTTAAGGAAGACGATCGTTCAACAGCAGTCTTTGCCTTTGGCCGATTTAATCCTCCCACAATAGGACACGAAAAATTAATTCAGAAGGTACAATCAACGGCCGCAAACGTGAACGGCAAGGGATATGTTTTCCTTTCACAGACAGGTGGCACAGAAAAAGACCCATTAGATTTCACAACAAAATTATCATACCTAAGACAGCATTTCCAATCAGATCCTAAATTATCCTTTGGTGATATCAGGGCAAACACGATAATCAAAGTGATGAAACTGCTTGAGGCAGAAGGTAGAACAAAAGTTATAATGATAGCCGGTGACGACAGAGTCATGCAGTTCCAGAAATTGCTTAACCAGTACAATGGCCAACCAACCAAGGCTGGTAATGTTGAATACACATTTGACAGCATACAAGTGATCAGTGCAGGACAGAGAGATCCAGATGCAGATGACATCACCGGTGTGTCGGCATCAAAGGCCAGAGAGCTTGCCATGAAAGGTCAGGAACATGAATTCAGTAAAATTGTCATGGGTGGAGACAATGGTAAAGTTTTGTATGATAAGATTCAAGATCAATTTGGTAAGCAAGTTGACGAAAACAACAAAAAGTTGTATAATGAAGACATGGAAGACGCGAAGCCAACTGTATATCTTGACATGGACGGAGTACTGGCAGACTTCTTTGGTGGCATTGAAAAGATGTACGGAGTAGAAAACTGGAAACAACTTACAAACGATAAAACAAAAGATCTCAAAAAAGAAGTTATTGACAGGATAACCGGCACAGACTTCTTTGCAACACTACCTAAATTCCAAACAGCAGATGCTTTGATAGATATGGTCAAGAAATTCACAGGCGGCACATTTAGTATTAACACATCACCTTTACGTGGTGATCACGAAAACTCAGGCAAATACAAGAAAGTATGGATTTCGAATAACATCGAAAAGCCAGCAGAGATAATTGTTACTGGTAGGAAAGAAACATACGCCAAGGATAAAGGAACAGGAACACCTAACATCCTTATAGACGACAGGCCTGTAAACATACAAAAATGGCAATCGGCCGGGGGATACGGCATCCTATATCAAGCAAACAGGGATTCACTTAACAAAGTAAAACAAGCACTTGATCAATATGGAAAAGCCGATGAATCATAGGTTCGTGCATTTTGGACCTGTACTTGCGGCAACTACTGTTGACTCAACATTACTGAAAGAACTGCTCGACAGGGGCAACAAGACCACAGAATCACACGTCCAGCACCTTGCAGGACATTTAGAAACAGAAAACAAATTCACAGTCGACGACATGGTGTGGTTCGTTGATAACTTTGGAAAATATTTTGTTCCATACTTTAAGAAATTACAAACCGAAGAAGACAATAGTTACTATTATGGCATGAAGCCTTTCAACAGGGTTCTACTGCAAAGTTTGTGGATCAATTTCATGCAAAAGAATGAATTCAACCCCCCACACAGACACGGCGGTGCGTTTTCATTTGTTGTTTATCTCGATGTGCCAAAAAATATACAACAGGAGAATATAGATTTCAAAGGACAGGGAGTAGGACCCGGAGCAGTAAGTTTCTATTATGGCGAAGAACAAGTAGGTATAAAGACAGCCCATGCGATTGTGCCAGTCACAGGAGACCTTTGGATGTTTCCTGCTTCACTAAAACACATGGTACCACCTTTCAAATCTGACGTCACCAGAATTTCAGTATCTGGAAACTTTTTTATTACAGATCAATTAAATAGAAAAGCACCTATACAAAAAGGAGAATTTTTAATCGACAACCAGAAGGAGACAATAAATGCCTAAATTTAGCGGAATAAACAGACCTTACGCTACAGGTGAAATACCCAAAACGCCACAAGAGCTACAAAGAGAATTAGACGAAAAAATGAAGAAGTTCCTGGCCAAGGGTGGCAAGGTGGAGAAAGTTAAAGCACACAAACCTACCAAGCAACAGTTGAAGGATTGGACTATCTAGTGGACGAGTTAGAGAGGATAAAGCAATTGGCAGGTGTGGCTAACACACAAGAGCCATCAATGGGAGAAAACCTCTCTTACACAGGCACAGAAAAAGCAAAATATCAGAGAAAGCACAACATAAGATCGGGTTCAGATGAGTGGTTTAAATTATGGTTCGCAAGACCGAAACTCACTGGCGAGAACCCAATGCCCAAAAACAAATAAATACTCGCAATATGCGAGCCAAAGAATTCACAGAAACAAGTTGTCCTAGAACACGAGCCAAAGAATGCACGTGTGAGCAAATTAACACAATTACCGAAGCACAAGACACTGTGGTTGCACAGTGTATGTTGGAGCATTCTGACACCGTTAAGGGGTCAATCCTGCTTATACAGGCACCAGGAACAGCAACACTGATAAAAGGCACCATCACAGGACTAACACCTGGAGAACACGGTTTCCATATACACGAATTTGGCGACATGTCAGATGGTTGCAAGTCAATGGGTGGACATTACAATCCCGATGGCGTTGACCATGGAAGCATAGATGAAGGACATGTGGGAGATCTTGGTAACATAACAGCCGACAAATCAGGTATAGCAAAATTCACAATCCAAGCAAAAAGAGTTGACCTTATAGGCGAACGTTCTGTAATAGGAAGAGGATTTGTTGTCCACTCAGACAAAGATGATTTAGGCAAGGGTGGAGATGCAGAAAGTTTGAAAACGGGTAACGCAGGTGACAGGTTGGCCTGTGGAGTCATCGTTACAAGGTCCGAAGAAATGAAAGAAGCACATGGCGGAGAACACAGCTCAACAGGCAGGAGCATGACCAAAAGTGAAAAAGGTAAAAGAGAAAAAATTGTTAAGGGCATGAAAAAAGACAAAGCAGGATTTAAAAAGAGATATGGCAAAGACGCAGAAGCAGTGATGTATGCCACAGCAACAAAACAAGCGATGAACTAATGAAATTCATAATATTCAACGGCACACTAAAACCCGACGCAGAGTCAAACACTTCCGCAGTGTGTAAGATGTTGCAACTGGCATTTCAGAAAATAGGTGATGAGTGTGAAATCGTAACCCTAAGAGATCTTAAGTATGAAGCAGTTACAAAAGACGTGGATGACGAATTAAAACCTCACATCATGGACATATTCAAAAGTGATGGCATCGTATTCGCAACACCTATATGGTGGGGCGGACACAGTTCCCACATACAGTCAATGTTCCAGAGACTTGATCCAATATACAGTTGGGGGAAAGACAACAAGTATCAACCCTTCTACAACAAAGTTTTTGGCACACTGGTTTCAGGAGGAGGCGATGGATTCCAACACATACATGGAAACTGTTACAACTTTGCAACAAACCTAGGTTTCACTGTGCCACCTAGTTGTAACATTGAATCTAAAGCACAAGGCATGGACGAAATCATAGATGACCAACAGACCCTGGACCAGGTGAAAAACTGTGCAGTGAATATGTCTACTTGGGCAAAAGTACTTAAAGAAGGCAATCCAACAATTAATGCAAGGCACGGTACAGTCGATGTAAGTTCAGTTGGTGGAGAAACAGATTATGCTTTCAGTGACAGTGTTAATGAAGGCAAAAGGATACCACGAAAAAAAGGACAAAAAGCAAAATCTAAAAAACACAGCGACTTGTACACAGACGAAGATCCAAAAGGCACAATACATGGACTAGGCTTCAAGGACGATGCAAGTGCAAAAGCAAGTGTCACAAAGATAAGAAAGTCCGGACGTTCACATGCACACAAGATACAGGCCGCAGTGGCAATGGAGCAAAGAGCGAAAGCGGCAGGAAAGTCAGGGCCGGCGGCCATTTACAGAAAATTCATTAACTCAATGAAGAAAAAGACCAAAGCAAAAAACAAATGAGAATTAAAGAGATACTAGCCACAAAATACGTGCATCCGGACGTAGACAAGATGCTTAACAAATACCAGAGACAGGCCAAGGGCAGGGCCACAATGGGCTATCATTCAAGCATGGCATACCCATACAGGGTTGAGGGTTGGAGTAAAAAATACAAAAAGTCGATCAACTGTAGCAATCCAAAAGGATTTAGCCAGAAGGCCCACTGTGCAGGTAAGAAAAAATGAAGATACGAGAATTCATAATAATGCCACACACGGCAGACACAATGGGTCTCATACACAAACCCGGAACAGGCCCAAACAACAGATTTGGTTTTAAAAATCACAGCAACAACAGAGCAAACGAGATTGAAAAAGAAGAAGCCGCGGGTGTTGGCATAGTGACCAAACAGAACGCCACAAAGGATGTTCCTGTGGGTGGTGAGTACATGAATGTAAAGAAATTGGGATTGGGCAAGGGCAAGCCAAAAACAATGAAAGAAGAATTTGCTGAATTCCTAGAAAACATTGATCCAAAAGTGTGGACTGAACTACGGGCAAAAGGACTCGTGAGGCCAATGCACTTTGATAGTCCCGAGGTCAGAGCGGCATACAAAGAAAAAGGACTACCTTACAAACCCGACATCAGTATTATCACCAAAGATAACTTGGATCAGTTTAGAACAAAAGAGCCGGAGAGATTAAAACAATTGAAACCAATCCAAGTAAGTGATCAGCAGTGGATTAATTACATGGATAAGTGGTGGAGGACTGAAAGGTTGAAACCTAAGGCAAAAGATAAAGTGCAACAGATAAAAAATGCCTATAAACTTTTATATAAAAAAGATATGGTGGAGAACTTCGCAGATGGTAAAAAGAAAGGCAAGAGCAGACCAGGACGTGTTAAACGTGCAGGTGCCAGTTGCAAAGGATCCGTAACAAGTTTGAGAAGCAAAGCGAAAAAAGCCAGCGGTGAACGAGCTAAGATGTACCACTGGTGTGCCAACATGAAGTCCGGCAGGAAAAAAAAATAATCAAGTCATTTACCTGAATAACTAGTTTATGCCTTATACCTTGGGTATATCCATTGAATACTACAAATACAAGCACGATGCTATCATGAGAATTTTTGCGGATAATCGCTTGATTGACGAAGTTTCTTTAGACAATCATGTAAAATTAAAATGTATTAATCTGCAAGGGGTGCCAGACTTTAAGCATGATTGCGGCCCCCTTAATCTTAGTCGCGTTATGTTCGTACCTGAAAAAATTTTTACCTATCGTATTGATGAACAATACCTAAAGAAAAAATTAAGAATCGAGATAAAAAACGATAACAACAATTACACAAATGGATTTATGACTGATTATTCATATATCAATTTCCATCGAATATTTCTTATACCAGAATCTTTATTAGAGGAATCGGGTTGGTCTCGCCTGAACAAATTTGATAACCGATTTGTAAAGTGGCACGCTGATATACAATATTTTCCGCATGATTTTAACGAGCTCCTTTATGTTCCAAATCACAATAGTTCATATCCATATGAGAATTTGCCCGACAAAGGCAAGGTGATAAAAAACGATTCACAGCATAATTTGTATTACACAAAGAGAGGCGGTAGTTTTTCTGTACAAATAGAATTAAGTAAAAAGCACAACATCACCCATCTTGGAAAACCACGGCCAGGAAAGATGTACCTTGCCCGTAAAGTAGAACGTTTGTTATGGGCTTACGGTCTGCTAAATATTACTAAATGAAAATAAGCGAAGTAATCATACGTAGAGTGCAGGAACAGGCAACTGCCGGCGCCACAAGTGCGGGTAACATAGCAACTGTAACTTCACCACACATTGCCATAGGCAAGGACAGGGGCAACAAGGCCTACACAGGAACACCTGGCAGGTCAGGCACAAGAGCACCTAGATTACCAAAAATTGTACAACCAAAAAATCCAGACGGTACCGCCAAAGGTGCACACAATTTACCTGGCGTTAACCTAATGGGTGGACCACTGGTAAAGAGATAATGCAAACTTTAATTTTGAAAAAAGATTGGATAGTCAAATGCCTAAACTGCGGACACGACGCACACGACAGGCCATTATACAGGACCGAGAAGGACTACGACGGCAGAGAGTACCAAATAGAGGTGTGTAGGCACTGCAGGTACGAAGACGAAGCCGCCTAAATGATCTATGTATGCGGAGATAGTTTTGCGGCAGGTGATCCAGAGAGCAAAATAAAACCTTGGCATGAACAATTGACGTGTACTAATCTCGCACGGACAGGAGCAACAAACACCCAAATAAGTCAACAGGTAGACCATGCACTGGAAAATGCAAGTTTTATTGTTGTGCTTTTTACGACATGCACCCGTTTCGAATACGGCCCAAATGATTATTACACTTTACATAACGTGGCTAGAAGCAATCTTACTAAAATACAACAAGACATAGTTACAGAACATGCAAAACATTTTTTTGATTTAGAATTGGAAATATACAAAAACAAGTGTATAATAGAAAGTGTATTACAACGATTAGTTGACAGTGAAATTCCATTTTTATTTGACCAAGGTGGATTCGAACATCCAAAATTTGGAGTTTCGGAAAAATATTTTGGAAAATACAATGCATATCGAAGTGGGTATAACTTATGGGACTGGGGAGATAGTAAAGTATATAGGCCTTATTTTCATATCACAGATCAAAATGTACACAACAAAATAGCAGATTATTACCGTAAACAAACACTATAAGCCATCTGTGAGAACATAAATATTGATATGAAAGTTAATGAAGTATTAAGAGAAGGCGCAGATTTTTACGGTTACTACAAAGATCCCAAAGATCCAGAAGGTAGAACAATGACATACCCAAAAGATATGGAATTTAAGACACCACACAGATCAAATGCAAACGCAAGAATGTTGCTATCAAGGATAGGATTAGATCCAGACTTTGAAAACACAGGTTCTACACCAATAGATAATTTCCTTGGCGCAACAGACAAATATCTAAGAATGAATGTTAGCGACAAAGACGATCCATTCTACGACGAAGTAGAAATGTACGACATGGAAGCAAAGAGATTCAAAAAAGAACATCCAGAAATTACACACGTGGGATTCAATTAAAATGAAGTTCAACGAATTACAGCACATACAAAAACCTCAACCAGAGCCAGACACATATGAGGCAGGCATGGCCCAAAACCAATTGCTCAAGATTGGATCACACGCAGTAAGATTGCATAACATGTTGGACGATGACCAGGAGATGGAATCATGGGTGGCCAAGAAGATCGACCTAGCATCAAACTACGTGAAGAGTGTACACGGTTACACAGCAGGACAGAAGGCAGGCACATACGACGACGATGGCATGTCAGAAGAGAAAGAATGTCCCCCGGGACAGTACTACTGCAAGATGTCAGGCAAGTGTAAACCAATACAGGAAGACGCCTCTGGTTTCAAATTGGTTTCACAAGCAAAAGACATAGCCAAAAAGATGGCGGGCAATTACACCGGTGCTGTGAGACAGATTGAGAAACTACAGAAAGATCTATCAAACAACAGTTCAGTGAAACAGGCACTACTACAATTCAACGAAGACGCAGGCGAGGGACACATGAGCAAGAGCCAGTTGTACCAGACTGCGAAAATGGCGATAGAATTATTAGACATGATTAAAAAAGGTGATGACCTGGAGGGTTGGGTGCAGACCAAACTTAATCTAGCGGCGGACTACCTACAGGCAGTGTACCACTACGAGGACTACCAGAAACTTAATCCATACAGGGAAGATCTTGACAGTGCATTGATGCAAAGACACGCAGGTGTGATACAGAAGCATCTAGATGAGATATTGGCTAAAGAAACAAAGACAGCGGACGTTGACACCAAACCTGGCATGATGCGAATACTGAAAAAGAGAGTGAACGAAGTTGAAAAAGAAATAGCCAAAGAGAACAGGAAAGAATCAGAACAGACATCTGAAGCAATAGATCTAGAAGAAGGCATAAAAGAATGGGGCAAAAGATTAGCAATGGCAGGAGTCATTGTGGCAGGATTGGCCGGAGTCAACTCGATCAACAACGCAATAGACAATTCTGTACCGGCAATCAGTGCAATGAACACTGCATTAGAGATGGCACAGGACTCTGGCAACACAGAATTGGCAAAAATGATTGAAAAAGACCTATCAGATGCCAAAGTTAGACTGAGTTCTGGCAAAGATCTCGGTGCTGTGGCAGACATGCAGGACAAGTACGCAAAATTCATGAAGACAGAAGGCTTGGCCTATGAGTCAAGACTGTTAGTAAGCCTAAAACAACAACTTAAATAAAACTGTAACAATTATAAATACTTCATATGAGCACATCAGACAACAGTTTCGCAGACCTAGTAAAGAGATTAAACGCAATGAGTAACCTTACTCCGGAAGAAGAACGTGCATCTTTGATGGAATCTGTTGGAAAAGCACCTAAAGTGCTAGATGACAAAGAAGTAACACTTTCAGATATTGCCAAATTAGCAGGTATCAAGGAATATGTAGAACCTGTAAAGCATTCAAAAAAAGCAGAAGCACTAGTTGAGTCAATCACTGCACCACAGAGTTCAATATCAAAAGCGATAGCGGAATCAGACGCTGATGATTCTATTGCCACTTCAATCAAGAAAGAAGTGAATGAAGAAGTAAACAGACTAGACAAGATAGCAGAACTAGAGGCACAGTTGGCAGAACTGAAGACGGAACAAAAAGAAGAACAGACATATGACTCAAAATCATTCAGAGAAGTTATCACAAAGGATATCGCGGAGTACATCAAAGGCGCGGAAGACACTGCTCTCGTGGAACTTTACAACACAATCTCAGACAATGAAGCAGTTTACAATGAAGAATCATCAAACATTCTCATCAAGACTCCAGAGACTACTGAGATCATAGCAGACGCTGAACAGGCCGAAGCACCAGCAGAAGAAGTTCTTGCAGATGCAGAAGCAGACAAAAGAAATATGCAAGAGCCACACTCACCAGAGAAAGACGGTGAAGAGGACGCAGAAGACAAATCCGACGAAAAAGACACAGACGGCGAAGTGGACATATTAGACCCAGAGTTTGACGAAGGTGAAGAAGTAGAAATAGAGGCACCTGCAGAAGACAAGTTCACAAACGACCTAGATCCAGCAGACAAAAAATAATCTAAAAAATTAAATAAGTGTATGCAACTACACTTGACCGACAACAAGTTCAATACGGATCCGTATTGGAAAGAGCGTATCACAAACGTGTTCGCATGTCCGCCAAAAGAGGTGGTGGCAATGTTCGACCAAAACGGGTATGATCTCACAAGACTAGAACAGATGTATGCGGTGGCCAACGGAGCGGAGACCACCAAACACAGGAACAGTGAACACATCACATTGAGAAAAAATTGGTTCACATCAGATGACACCGAGCAAGGTCCACACATCAACCATGCGTACATGTTTGAGCGTAAGGGCTATTCAGGTGATGCCTTAGAGCAACTTACAGCATGGGCCGAATACAGACCACACTTCCATAAACTTATAGCCATGAGACCCAAGTGGGGACTTGATTTCAGCATAGACTACTGTGACAGGCAGGGCAACGTGTTGGAACTGCTTCACTGGGAGTACGACGGGTTCGACTACAACGAAGTGGCCACAAAGAAAGAGATCATGGACGAGTTCCTTTTAAACCAAGACTGGGACGAACGGGCACAGACCATGCTGGAACGCAAGGATGAATGGCATAAACTGGGCTTTTTTGAACAGAGCGAGTGGAAAACTAAATTCTTTGGCATTGACAAAGAACGTTTCAAGATGGTGCTGTGGAAATAAATACTGCATATGAGCTCAATACCTTACAACTACAAGCCATACATAGATGCTAAAGTGTCAATGACTGACAACGGAACTGTGGATGCAGGCCGACAGATGCAGTCCCCAGCAAGTGCAGGTAGCAGAGGGATGGCAAAAACAATGCAATTCTCAAAGAATAAAACACAGATGCAGTTGGGACAAGAAACCATAGCAGAATCAATGGTTGAGATCAGAAGTATACTAAACAGGATCGACGGTGTGAACGCACCGGTGCAGGAAGACGCAGGCGAGAAGATTGCCAACATGGCACAGAACATGACCAAAGACCAGTTCATGAGTCATGCTGATGAATTAGGTTTAACTCCAGAAGAGGCCGCGGAACACTATGAAAAAATGCAGGGCGGTGCACACGTACAGGAAGCACCAAAACAAAGCGATATAGATTACACAAAATTAATGTTAGATATTTCGGCTATGAAAGACAGGATAGCAGAACTGCCTATAGACGATGACGCAAAAACATCGGCTCTCACAGCATTGGGACAGGTTGAAGACGACCTATCAATGGATGAACACGAGTATACACCATTCCCAGAAGGTGATGAGTTTGACATTGAAGAGGACGAGGACTTCGAAGAAGTGTTAGGTCCATTAGGTTTTCCAGAAGACGAGACGGAATTATTTGACGCAGAGTACCAAGGAAGAAAAGTTCCACTTAACAAACCAATGAGAGGTGATGTTAAAAAATTTAAAGTTTACGTTAAAGATCCAAAAACCGGCAACGTTAAAAAAGTTAACTTCGGACATGGTGGTACAAGTGCAAAAAGACCAACTATGAGAATAAGGAAGTCAAACCCGAAAGCAAGGAAAAGTTTCAGGGCAAGACACAACTGTGCAAACCCAGGTCCAAAAACAAAAGCAAGATATTGGTCTTGCAGGAAGTGGTAACATGTTTGGCTGGTTAAAGAAAGTTTTTAGTGCTGGCGGAGACTCAGTAGCAGAACCAAAGAGAGCTAGGGACAAAGGCAGATACAAAGCAGACGACAAGTCCACTCCAGATGTAAATGAAGCATGGGAAGGTGGCAAGGCGCCCATGACTGCAAAACAAAAAAGGATAGCGGCAAAAAAAGCACTTCTAGGAAGAAAATGAAAGTAAACGAAGTTTCAGGAATCACAGAAGAACAATTTGATGTATTGGCGGAAAAGAAAGATGCCTGCTATCACAAAGTCAAAGCAAGATACAAAGTATGGCCTTCGGCCTATGCCTCTGGTGCTCTAGTACAGTGTCGTAAAAAGGGTGCGGCCAACTGGGGTAACAAGAGCAAAAAATGAAGATAAACGAAATACAAGAAGGATCTGACAGAGAATATCTCAATCTTCCAAAGGAAGACATCGAGAGATTACGGGCAAAGTTCCTTCCAGATTGGGAGTACAAGGATAACAGCCTGCAGAAAAGATACAAGTTTGAAGATTACTTCGAAGTGATCAGATTCCTGATCAACACAATAAAGCCTCAAGAAAAACTAGATCACCATGCGGACCTTGGTGTGTTCTATGATGAGGTCCTAGTGAAAATTTACACGCACAGGACAAATGACGTTTCCGATTACGATTTCATGGTAGCCATGCAAATGGACGCGATAGCGAAAATGAAACATGGTGCAATAAATCCCAACTACGATCTAAACGCATTGGTCGACGAGGGCACTAGATGTTGGAAGGGCTACACCAAGAAGGGCATGAAGACCATGTTCGGTAAGAGAGTGCCCAACTGTGTCAAAAAAGAACACGTTGACTTTTGTGTAAACTGCGGAGACATAGTGTTAGATGAGTCGCTGAATGAGAATCTCAAAAAATGGTTCAAAGACAAATGGGTAAGAGTTGGACCAAAAGGAAAAATTAGAGGTGCATGCGGTGGCAAGAGCAAAGGCGAAGGTAAACCCAAATGCTTACCAGCCAAGAAAGCATATGCACTAGGTAAAAAGGGTAGGGCAAGTGCGGCCAAAAGGAAGAGAAGAAAAGATCCTAATCCCAACAGACGTGGTAAAGCAATAAACGTCAAAACTAAAAAGAAAAAATAGTATCACTGCTAATACCTAATTAAATAGTTCCATGGACTGGAAGTTTTGGTACACCCTCAAGAAACAAATCAACGACGGCAAGACTTTTGATGAAATCAAGGAAGACACCATGTACTTGCCTTACCGATTTGTTGATTATCTGTTGTTGAATAAGATCATGCATAATTTCACACCAACTAAAGTTGGTTGGATAGGTGGATTTTCAAATCTAGATTTTTTCATATCTCAACACGGAGTGGACAGCATAAGAGAATGCATCAATGTTGACGGATGTCCTGCAAATACATGGCTCAGTAAAAAACACAAGCAATACACAAAACTATACGGATATCAAGGCAAATACACATTCCATAATCATTGGTATGAAAACAAATATTTCGATGGCGTTGACTTGCTTGTTTCAGGTACCATCCAACATGATCAAATAGATCCCAAGATCTTGGAGGAGGTGCATACCTTAATTTTTGACCATCACTCAAATCCAACTCACTTTGATCGACTCAAAGAGTCTTACCATGGACTAGAACGTAGAATACTCACGGAAAACTTTGCTGTGTTCACATCAAAGAATTGCGATGCGTTGTTTGACGATATCAAGGAGTTTGGTAAAATTATCAACTCAGACTTTCGGTACAAGTCCAAGTCAGGGAGTACCTGGAATAAGTTTACCAAAGATGTGGATACCAACACTGTTGCCGAGTGCTCTATATTTGAATCAAGCATGGAATGGAATGACAGGATAAAATTTATACTGGATTAACAAAGAAAATAGTTTACACAAACAAGAAACTGTATTATAATAACTTTCATAACAACAGGAGAAACAAATGGCAGTAAGAAACTTTAACGACGCTGAGAAACAGAAACTAATCCAGATCATATCGCAAGGTTCACAGGTACTAGGTGAGGTAGAAGATCTGAAAGGTGGATTGAAAGACACAGTAAAAGCAATATCAGAAGAACTAGAATTAAAACCAGCATTGATCAACAAAGCGATATCCGTTGCACACAAAGGCAACTACCAAAACATCGCTGACGAGATGGACACGCTGGAAAGCATACTGAACACAGCCGGCAAACTTTAGTGATAAAATTACTCAAAGAATTTTGGGTAACCAGTTACAACACAGATTCAACAGCATTCTATCTAGAATTGTTTTCTGTTGTGGTCACGGTGGCCGGATCCGCAGTATTGACTTTTACATCACCAGAGCCTATAATGAGTACGGTGTTTCCACTGTACTGGTTAGGATCTAGCACCATGTGTTGGGCAGGATTCAGACGAAGGCTAGTTTGGATCTCATGTCTCACAGGCTGGTTCACAATAATGAACACAATAGGATTATATAAAGTATTCATACAATGATTTCAACAGGAGATGCACATTTAAGTTTCACACTGGATGGACACACCCATTTGACTGTTCAATGTAACGATAAAATAATATCGCAAGATTATTTTGATGCAGGTAGTCACAAAATAAATTTTGGTCATGGATTAAGGAAAGACATAGAAATAAAAATTTATAAAAAAGGGGCACAATTATTGGAAAATAAAAAGGTATCTAATCAACTTATGCGTATTGACGAGTTGATAGTTAATGGAATTGACTGTTTAGAAGGCAAGCCAGGAAAATTCAAAATTACTAATAACTTCTACGTAGAAGATCATACACTCGACACTGACGAATTATTCCTCGACGGAATGTGGAGCAAAATCCTACCCTATTTTGATTATTTTTCAGATGTCCCTTACACCACCGTCTCTGAAAATCGATTTGATTTAAACACATTTGAGAACGTGGACATCGCTCTGTTTGGTGCTAGTTTCCTGGAAAATGGCGATGAAGTGGAGATCGAAGACCGTTGGTTTCATAAAATGGCCAATAGCCTAAAATGCACTTATCAAATCTATTCGGTGCCTGGGGGGTCGAATCAACAGGTATTTAGACTTTATAAAGAATGGCAAAAAAAATGTAAATCAAAGATTGTAATTTTTGCTCCCACAACTTTCAGCAACCTGTGTATGTGTATTGAAGGCAAACCAACTATGTACAACGTAAATAGAAAACTAAAAGAACTTCTCAAAGATGATATTGATACAGTACAAGGGAAAAGTGTGAGACAAATAACCGACACGCTATTTTGGAGTGGACTAGAGAGGGTAATGGCTTTGCAGATTCCCTTACTACACAATTTTTTTTCTAGTATTGATAAAAAATCTAAGTTCTATGTGATGCCAAGTATTTTTGCTGAAAGAAAATTTTTTTCCAAAACAATACTTCATAAATTTTTGCTTCCGGAATGGGACTATGATCAGTCGAGACAACACTGGGAAGAGAAAACAGCATATCCGTCAGTGTTAGATAACCAAAAATATTTTCAAAATTTAATAACAAAAAAAATTATTGACCAGATGCAAAAATACATATGAAAATTTTAATAATAGGTGATAGTTTTTCAGCAAATAATAACGGATGGCCCTCGATGCTAGGACACGAAGTGGTCAATAAAAGTGAAAATGGAATAGGTGAGTACAAGATATTTGCCAAATCCAAAAACTCTATGTCCTTTGACAAATTTGACAAAATTATATTCAATCACACCAGTCCGTGGAGAATACATACAAGGGTACACCCAGTACATAAAAATAATCCAGAAAGAAGTAATAACGATTTCCTATTGAATGATGTTGAATATCATAGTAAAATAAACAAAGACATGAAAATTGTTAACGAATATATTAAAAAATATTATGATCCAGAATACCAGCAAGACGTTTACAATTTGCTATTGAAGGAAATCATGTGTATACCAAATTCTATACACATAACATTTCATAATCCTGAAGATACACAACAAATAACACACAACTACAATCAGGTTTACACCCAACACCCCGGAAACATTAACCACATGTGTTATGAGGGGAACAAATTAATTGCTAATTTTATCGGAAAATTATTATGAGTTACATAGATGCATTATTTAAAAAAGACGAGGACAAGATATACGTCGTAGAACGTGATCCCAAGAAGGGCAGAATATTCACGGAGTATGATGCTAGGTATGTGTTCTACTACGAGGACGCAAGGGGCAAACACAGGTCAATGACTGGTGCACCTTTACAGAGAGTGCAGTGTGCCACACACAAAGAATTCATTAAGGAGCAGAGGATTAGATCCAACAAACAACTGTACGAGAATGATATCAATCCTGTGTTCAGGTGTTTAGAAGAGAACTACTTGGGCAAGGAGACACCCAAATTAAATGTTATGTTTTTTGATATTGAAGTGGACTTCGATCCAGATCGAGGTTATTCAACAACAGATGATCCGTTCATGCCCATAACTGCCATAAGTTGTTACATGAGCTGGACGGACCAACTGGTCACCTTCGCCGTGCCACCAAAGACAATCAGCATGGACGATGCCAAAGAGCTCACAAAGAGATTTGACAACACCATGTTGTTCGAGAAAGAAAAGGATATGTTGGACGCTTTCCTTGAACTGGTACAAGACGCGGACATCTTGTCTGGATGGAACAGTGAGGGTTACGATATCCCATACACAGTGGGTAGGATACAGAAAGTGTTGAGTTCAGATGACACAAGAAGATTGTGTTTCTGGGGTGAAAAACCCAAGAAGAGGGTATTTGAGAAGTATGGCAGGGAACAGTTGAGTTTTGACCTGGTAGGACGTGTACACTTGGACTTGTTGGAACTATACAGGAAATACACATATGAGGAAAGACACAGTTTCAGGTTAGACGCAATAGGCGAACATGAGTTGGATGAAAGGAAAACAGTTTACGAAGGATCGCTCGATAACTTGTACAAGAACGACTTTGGATTGTTCATAGAATACAACAGACAAGATACTGCACTATTGGCCAAACTAGAGAAGAAATTGAAGTTCATAGAACTGGCCAATGAGATCGCACACCAGAACACTGTGCTACTACAGACAACGATGGGTGCTGTGGCGGTCACAGAACAGGCAATTGTGAATGAAACACACAGACGTGGCATGCAGGTGCCGGGCAGGAAGTACAAAAAAGACGGTGAGGAAAATCAACCGGCGGCAGGAGCCCACGTGGCAACCCCACAAAAAGGCATACACGATTGGATAGGATCTGTTGACATAAACTCACTGTATCCAAGTGTGATTAGGGCCTTGAACATGGGTCCTGAGACCATAGTGGGACAGATAAGGCCAGTGATCACTTCTGCAGAGATCAACAGGGCCAAACACGCCAAGAAATCATTCGCGGCGGCGTGGGATAGTCAGTTTGGCAGTTGGGAGTACCAGGCTGTGATGAACCAAGAAAAAGGCACAGAGATCATAGTGGACTGGGAGGACAAGACCAGTGTGCGTATGAGTGCCGCACAACTGTACGAAATCGTATTCGACGGCAACAACAAATGGATGTTGAGTGCCAATGGCACCATATTCACATACGAGTACGAAGCGATCATTCCAGGTTTGTTGAAACGTTGGTATGCAGAGAGACAGGACATGCAGAAAAAGATGCGTGAGTGCGGAGACAACGAGATCGAAAGGGAATATTGGGACAAGAGACAACTCGTGAAGAAAATTAATCTAAACAGTCTTTATGGTGCGATCCTGAACCCAGGTTGTAGATTCTTTGACATAAGGATCGGACAGAGCGTGACACTGACAGGCAGATGTATCACCAAACACATGGCCAGCAAGGTAAATGAGATTGTGGCGGGCAAGTATGACCACAAAGGTGAGAGCGTGGTGTATGGAGACACAGATTCCGTTTACTTCTCGGCATACAAGACACTACAGAAAGAGATCAACGAGGGTGTGATCCCATGGACCAAAGATTCAGTCGTGGCACTCTACGATAGGATAGCAGACGAGGTCAATGGATCATTCAAATCATTCATGACCAAAGCATTCCACACACCAAGCACACGTGGAGAGGTTATAGCGGCGGGCAGAGAACTTGTTGCATCAAAAGGATTGTTCATCACAAAGAAGAGATATGCTGTGTTGTACTACGACAAGGAAGGTAAACGTGCAGATGTCGACGGCAAGGATGGCAAGATGAAAGCGATGGGTCTCGATCTAAAACGTTCTGACACACCAGTTTTCGTGCAAGACTTCTTGAGTGATCTTCTATACATGGTCCTACAAGGCAAGGACGAGAAAGAAGTACTAGAAAAAATCAGCGAATTCAGGGCAGAATTCAAATCCAGACCAGGATGGGAGAAGGGATCACCCAAGAGGGCAAACAACATGACCAAATACACAGCGGCCGAGGAAAAGGCCGGAAGGGCAAACATGCCTGGACACGTGAGGGCCAGCATGAACTGGAACAGGTGCAGGGAGATGTATGGTGACAAGTATAGTATGCCAATAACGGATGGTGCGAAGGTAATCGTGTGTAAACTCAAACAGAATCCATTGGGTTACACTAGCATAGCATACCCGGTGGATGAGATGCGTATACCGGAATGGTTTAAGGAACTGCCGTTCGATGGTGATGCCATGGAGGCCACAATACTTGATCAGAAGATAGACAACCTGATAGGTGTGTTGGGGTGGGACGTGCAAAGCACAGAAACCACGAATACATTCAACAAACTTTTTGAATTCTAAATAAGGGTATGCTGAGCATTGAAGAAATAAAATTATTGATAGAGAAACTTGAACGTGTAAAGAAAGAAGACCTGCAGGAACTTATAGACACTAATTTACAGATACTCAAGGACCTTGCATTGGCAGTTGATGCCAACAACAAGCAAATGATCGACAGATTAGACAAAACAACAAAATGGTTTCAACGTGATCTTGAAGAAAAACAGCAAAATCCTTTTGTTGACCCTGTGATACAAAGGCAAGTACAAACCAAGATATTCCAGTTTGCAAGGACAAACATTTATAACAGTCTAGAGATAGGACCAGGAAATGGTATGTTCTCTATGGATTTCCGGGCATGGAGATTAAACTTTTTTCTAGATGTGCTGGATAAGGAAAAACATATTAGGAAAAAATTTCCAAGTAAGCACCAAAAGTATTTAAAGTTCTACATGACACGTAACACAGAGTGTTCGAACATTCCACAAGGCAGTTGTAATTTTGTATTCAGTTGGGACACTTTTGTGTTCTTCACACAACAGCACGTGCAACAGTACCTACATGACATCAAGCGGATATTGATCCCGGGAGGTTACGTATTCATACAATACGCCGACTGTCATTATGATCAAGAACTAGATCTAGCCAAGAGGGGATATTGGAACTACAACACAAAAACTGCAATGACACAGATGATCAAGGACGAAGGTTACGAAGTTGTGGAAATGCATCAATTCAGGCCTGGTTGCAGTTATGCTATATTTCGTAAACCTGGTAAACAAAATCCAGTTGTGTACAACATAAATGAAATAACACTAGACTAAGACCTAAATATCATATACAATTAGAACATTATGATAGATATCTTGAAAGACATCGTTAAACACACGCATGGACTGGGATTCTTGGATCTTGTTAAAATCACTGGAGACGATAAGGAAACTACAATCGACTCTATGGCTGAAGACAGATCTGTGATCCTACAAGGATCTTTTCACAAGCCACAGACGGAGATGACAGGTACGTTTGGTATGCCTCAAATGGGCAAACTAGACATACACTTGAAGTGTCCGGAGTACAAAGAGAAGGCAAACATAACTGTGTTGTCCGGTGAGAGAAACGGTGCAACAATTCCAACAGGGATCCATTTCGAGAATGAAAAGGGTGACTTCAAGAATGACTACAGATTTATGAATGCCGAGATTATCAACGAGAAACTTAAGACCGTTAAGTTCAAAGGTGTTAAGTGGGACGTTGAGATCGAACCTTCGGTGGCAAGTGTACAAAGATTCAACTTCCAGGCAACTGCAAACACTGAACACAACTCATTCGTTGTGAGAACCGAGGATGGAAACTTGATTTTCACTTTTGGTGATCAAGCATCGCATGGTGGTGAGTTTACGTTTGCAACTGACGTTAAGGGTACACTTAACAAAGGTTGGAGTTGGCCAGTAGGACAGGTGCTACAAATACTTAAACTTTCAGACTCGGCAAAGGTCACATTACACTTCTCTAACGAGGGTGCTATGCAGGTCTCTGTTGATTCAGGATTGGGCAAGTATCAATACATCATACCAGCACAGGCGCAATAATGACGACGAACAATAACAAGCAGGAGCACTTAGGAGACTTGAGCAGAGACTTTGCAGTGTTCTTGCCTGCTATTTCAAACTTCTACAACACGTTTATCAGTAAGCAGAGAGTTTCGGAAGGCAAACACATCGCAGAAGAGAGGATACCACAAGGATTTGAAAATGGTGTAGAAGGGTTGAACTTCATTAATCCAGACAAGGGTATGTTCACTTATCCCACAGCACTGTACTCGGCGGGACACGCCTGCCTAGACATGGAAAAAGTCAATGACCGGGATCACATGTTCGTAAACAGAGATAGGAAGTTCAGCACAATAGTAGGTGACTCAGGTGGATATCAGATAGGAAAAGGCGTGATCAAGTTTGATTGGAAGGACTTCGAGGGTAACAAAGCAAACAAAGTGAGATCAGATATTCTCAATTGGTTAGAACTTACAAGCGACTGGGCAATGACGCTAGACGTACCCACATGGGCGGCAGATGATCTCAACAGTCCAAAGACAGGACTAACAAGTTTCCAAGACACACTGGACGGAACAATATACAACAACAAGTTCTTCCAAAAGAACAGACTAGGACAAACAAAATTATTAAACGTGTTACAAGGCGATGATTGGAACACAGCACAGATATGGTATGATGCCGTGAAGGATTTTGAATTCGAAGGTTGGGCCATGGGTGGTATCAACATGTGTGATATGGAGGTCATGCTGAAACGTCTGATCATAATGAGAGATGAAAAAAAACTAGACGGCAAAGATTGGATGCACGTACTAGGAACATCACAAATGGATTGGGGTTGTTATCTTACACAGGTACAAAGGCAAGTTAGAAAACATATAAATCCTAACTTCACAATAAGTTTTGACAGTGCATCTGCATTCTTATCAACTGCTAATGGACTTGTATATACACACAACTCATTTACGCCAGACAGGTGGTCATTTGTAATGGACAAGGCTCCAGATGATAAAACATTGAAAGGATCTGAAATACAATTTCCATTTGATAGCGGTATTGGACGTAGATTAAAAATGAAAGATGTCTGTTGGTATGGTGAACAGGATATGAATAAGAATGGCAAAATTGGTGCTACTAGTTGGGACAGTTTCAGTTACGTGTTAATGATGGCACACAACGTATACAATCAGATCAGAGCGATACAGATAGCAAACGATTTGAATGACATAGAATCAAGGAAATACAGACCAGAAGTAAAACACTGGAGAAAAACAAAAGCAAGTGACAAGACTGACGAACCAAGCATATACGTTCCGAGGAACATACTGTACTTCAACACTTTAGTGGAAGAAGTGTTTACCAGTGAGAAGCCAATGGACGTAATATCAAACGCATCAAGTTATCTGGCAGACATAAGAGGTAACAGATGGGCTAGAGCTACGGGCGGTGGCAAAGGCACAAACAATTTCAGTTCTTTATTTGAATAGGAGGACCACATGAAGATAGCAAAGAGAAGAAGCAAAAAACTTAAGAAACTTGAGGAAGAACACACATACCTCGACAAGAAGGTAAAACAACTTACCAAAGACAGGCTCAAAGATAGAAGTACCGAGAGCAAGGATATTTTGTCAAGATTAAAGAGAACCAAATTATTGGTCAAGGATGCCATTGCAAAGGCAAAAGCCACGTTGACAAACTAGTTAAAAAATATTATAATAAGATATGGACAGAGATTACAAAACAGGCAAGAGTGATAGTGTAGGTGTGTTTTCAGGTCTGGAGATAGAACACACTCCGGCATTTGGTAAACAAACATTGTTTCTGGCTAGGAATGATTTAGTTTTTGATCAAATTGAGACATTGGCAAAAAAGGTCAAAGCAGAAGCAATATATTTTGGTGCCAACAGAACATTCATGCCACATATTGTAACACAACTTACACAAATGATGAAACTGTTAGATAAAGGTTACTGGGTGACAATCGACTATCCACATTCAATACACGAACAAGTTAAAAAGAATTTCCAGTCTGTTTGGACACACGAGAAGTTCATACCTTTCTGTTCAGTTATATTTCCCAAGTCTGAGGATGATGACAATCTATGCATCAAAGTCGATGATGTTGACTTCAACAGTACCAATCCGGGTGTATGGACGATGACCATGGATCACTTCAAGCAAACAGCAGGTTTCACATCCTGGGATCAGTACAAACAAGACGAGCCAATAGAGGAGGAAGAAGTTGCCTGATAAAGAATACAAAGAAGGTGTTGCAATTTACAAGGAATGGCTTAAAGACAATAAAAAAATGGAGAAGATGGGATTCCACGGAGCAGATTACTACGTCAAGAAAGTTACAGAGCTAGAAGCAAAAGTAAAAAGACTAGAAGAAAAATTAAAAAGAAAAGGAAAAAAATGAACACAGAACAGGCAAGAGACCAAGCACTGAAAGAACAAGCAAACAAAGGAACCAAGATGATTTGGGTAACTTTCCGTAAGGAAGGCATTCACAAGTATCCCGCGGCACTTGATGATCCTAAACTGGCAACAGGTGACGAGTATGATGTAAGTTTCCTAGGACATCCACACAGACACATATTCCATTTCAAAGTGGCAATAGAAGTTTTCCATGATGACAGAGATATCGAGTTCATCCAGTTCAAAAGATGGATGGAGAATATGTATGCAGACGGCACAATGAAACTAGACTTTAAAAGTTGCGAAATGATATCAGATGATTTATACGTGGCAATCACAAAAAGATATCCCGGCAGACATATCGAAATAGATGTTTCCGAGGACGGTGAGAATGGTTCACACGCAGTTTACGAAAAACCAGCACCAGTAAGTGGTATATAATGAAAGAAATAACATTCAAAGAATCAAGAGCAACTACGAGAATGGGATATCTCCCTATAGGTGGGGGTGGTCTAAATGCTTCTTACACCACAGTTGATGCAGTGGCTAATATTTGTGCCACAGCAGGCAATCTTGGTTTGAAGTATGGCAAAGACTTCATCTGGTCGCACCAAGGGTACGATGACAGCGATGATGACTGTGTGACTCTGTTGGTTAAGGAAGACAAGTATGAAACTTTCTTACACCTAGCCCTACAGAATGAACACAGGATCAAACACACTAACAAGGGCGGCATTAAACTAATCAAGGAGAGAAGATAAGATGAAAGTACCATATACTAACTTTAAAACAAGAACAGGTGACACTGACGAAGTCGGCGGTTGCACATTTATAGGTGGTGAATGGAAAGACGTTGATACAACGGAAATATTTGACAATAAAGTGGTTGTTGTGTTTGCACTTCCAGGAGCATTTACACCAACGTGTTCCAGCCAACAAGTTCCAGGGTTTGAAAAAAAGTATAACGAGATGAAAGCAGAGGGTGTGAACGAAATATACTGCTTATCAGTCAATGACTCATTTGTAATGAACGCATGGTTTAAAGACACTAATATTAAAAAGGTAAAACCAATAGGAGATGGCGAAGGTGTGTTCACACAAGGAATGGGCATGTTAGTCAACAAGCCAGGGCAAGGTTTTGGAATGAGATCTTGGAGATACTCCATGATAGTTGAGAATGGCAACATTGTAAAAGTGTTTGAGGAGCCAGGTAAAAATAACTCAAGTGATGACAATGATCCATTCGAAGTATCTGACGCTCAAACGATTTTAAACTATCTAAGGAGCCATGAATGGTCGCATAGGAACGATGAGTAATTGGGACGGGAAATCCAGACCAGTTAACAAAAAGTATCGTGAGAACTATAATGAAATCTTCAAAAGCAAAACAACACGGGTGGATGGAAGCAAAACAGTCGACAGGAGCAGTCTACGAGTTAGGAGTCAAGGAGTCAAAAAAAAGCAAGGCGATAAGGAGAATTACCCAGCCTCTAACGGACAAACATTGGAGAGATAGTGGACAGAGTGTTACAAAATTGCATAGGATCAATAGGATTGCTGAATATCTTTATAGCAGAACAAAAAGGCACAAATAATGTATAAACCATTGCCAGACGGATTAACAATAAAAAATTCCGACGTGCAAGGACTTGGCCTGTTTGCTACACAAGATTTTGATGCAGATGTAGTGTTAGGTATTGTTCATGTACTCAATAAGAACTTTCCTCATGGCAGTATCAGGACCGCCTTGGGAGCATTCTACAACCATTCAGACAACCCTAACTGCAAAAATGTTGCTGGGTTTTGGCATCAATTGCCAGTAAAATACCTAATTACATCTAAACCAATAAAGGAAGGAGACGAATTAACTGCCAACTACACTTTGTACAAAGATTTTAATGACAAAGGTGAATAGTTGTGTTATAATTGCAATATGAAAATATTTTATATGGGCCTAGAGCCTTACGAAGGCAGATACACATTACAGTTACAAGACTGGACAGAAAGAGCATACGACAAGAGAGGTATAGAATACGTGGTTGTGCCAGGAACAACCATCGACGACACCAAGGCAATCAGTGTTGGTCAAGTCTTAGATGCACACGGTAGATCATACTTTGGCATGAGTCAGATGATGAACCTTGTCCAGATGATGCGTAATGGTGAGGTGACCAGCAATGACGTGGTGTTCTTTGAGGACATGTTCCAACCTGGAATGGAATCACTGCCTTACATATTGAATCAAGTTGATGCCAAACACAGACCAAAAATATATCTTAGATGTCTTGCACAGGCTATAGATCCAGATGATTTCGTGCATGTTTGGGGCATGAGCAAATGGATGAGCATGTATGAACAGATGTGCAACGAGATTCCCAATGTAGCAGTACTGGCAACAAACGAGGAGATGGTGGCACATATGCGGATAGCAAATTGGCAGGCACCTATATACAACATTTCAGGATTAAGTTTTGGCAAGGAAGAAGTGCAAAGCAGAGTAGAAAAGATCAAACCATTTATTGAGCGTAAAAATAGAGTTGTGTTTGGAGCAAGATGGGATCAAGAAAAACAGCCACAGTTCTACATGGACTTGGCAACAAAATACAAAGAGAAGCACCCAGACGTTGAATTTGCTATATGCCAGGGTGGGCCTTTGAGATCAAACAACCAATTTTATGTTGACGAAGCCAAACACTTGGCAAAAGAAGGCATACTAACAATACATGAAAATTTGAAGAAGAATGAATACTACGAGATACTTACAGATTCAAGAGTGATGTTCAATTGTGCATTACAGGACTGGGTGTCAAACACTGTGTCAGAGGCAGACTCACTTGGATGCAACACACTGTTTCCTGCGTACAGATCATTTCCGGAGACATTTGCAAATGACCATACAAGGATGTACGTTCCGTGGTCACAACAAGACGCAATAGAGAAACTAGAAGTATTATTAAGCAAACCATCCCCTAGTATAGGCAAGATTTCAGATTGGACCGACGGTACAATAGACAGAATGATTGACATTATGACAGGCAAGGGAGAACAATGGAGAAGAGATGGAAGACACTACAGGACACCAGTTTCAGAAGCCAAGTATTGAGGGCCTAAGCAAAGCAGTATTAGTCACGGGCGGAGCAGGATATGTGGGTTCACATACTTGCAAGTTCCTAGCCAAGAATGGCTTTACACCAATAACCATAGACCGAGACCTTAAGACCAAGTTTAAACCAGTGAACTTTGGGCCTAGTTTTGACATAAACCTACCGCAGGAGATAGAACGACTTGAAGAGATAATAAAACGTTTCAACATTACAAGTTGTATACATTTTGCCGGCAGTGCCTCTGTTGCTGAGTCTGTGAAGAACCCATCGGAATACTACAGGAATAATGTGATAACCACAGTAGTACTATTAGACAAGTTGATTGAATGTGGCGTTAAGACATTCGTGTACAGTTCTAGTGCGGCCACGTACGGTGATCCAGGATTTAGGAAGTGCAGAGAATCAGACGTTCCTAATCCTATCAGTGCATATGGTGGAAGCAAACTGATGATGGAGATGATCTGCAAAGATTATCTGAGAGCATACGGACTTTCTAGTGTTGGTCTGAGATATTTCAATGCCGCTGGCGCAGATCCAGAAGCAGAAGTAGGGGAATTGAGAGAAAACGAAACACACATAGTACCTTTGGCCATTGATGCCGCGAGACAGGGAAGAACATTCAAGATGTTTGGTGACAAATACGACACACCAGATGGATCTTGTGTCAGAGATTACGTCCACGTTATGGACCTAGCAGATGCACACGTCAAAGCATTGAATTATGCATCAGCAAATCCTGTATCTGAAGTATTCAACCTGGGATCAGGTGCACCAGCATCTAACAAAGAACTTCTAAATGCAGTGCAAAAACATGTAGGCGAAATGAAAATTGAGATACACGACAACAGACCAGGTGATCCTGCATACTTGGTGGCAGACATAGACAAGGTAAAGAAAGAGTTAGGTTGGGATCCAGCACAGAGTTCAATTGACAACGTGGTGGCGACTGCTGTACAATGGTATAATAAGACACACAAGAAGGAAATACAATAATGAGCGAAGATATTTTAAAAGATAGTTGGGTACCCGAAGGGCCAATCAGTAAAACTATAAAAGACAGGCTAAAGAAAGCAGGCAAGAGATTCCATTCCAATGACAACATCTCAGAATACATAGAAGATGGTGAGATGGATCAGTTGCAGGCAGAGGTGCAGGAAAAACTGCAAGGTGTATTAGACAGCCTAGTAATTGACACAGAAAACGATCACAACACACAGGAGACCGCGAAACGTGTGGCAAAAATGTACATCAGAGAAACATTTGGGGGCAGATTCAAACCAGCACCTAGGGTTACAAGTTTCCCTAACATGGGGTACAAGAGCATGTACACTAGTGGTCCAATATCAATTAGATCAACGTGTGCCCATCACTTCCAGAACATTGTGGGCAAGGCATGGGTTGGCATCATCCCCAACGGAGAAGTAATTGGATTGAGTAAATTCAATAGGATCGTACATCACATCGTGGAACGACCACAAATACAAGAGGAGATGACAACTCAGATTGCAGATGAATTGAAAAAATATGCCAAGACTGAGAATCTTGCAGTAGTTGTAAAAGCAGAACATCACTGTATGACGCATAGGGGCGTCAGAGAACACGAATCTGACATGACTACGGCAATTATGCTAGGTGCATTCAAAGATGATCCTGCCACAAGAGATGAATTTTACAAAATCTGTATGAGTATGAAGGGTCATGGCTAAAACAAAAAAACAATTAAAACAAGAACAAGCAAATATGCAATCGGATAACCTACAAATGAGTTCAGACGGAGTACAGTACACTGGAGATTTCACTTATTCGTTTGCAGATCTTGATAATGACTTTGATAATCTCAATGTGAACACCGTATCAACAGGGTTCACTGTAGACGGAATAGCGTTCGATAACGAAGAAGGACTAAGAACAAAGTATCCTGCACTACAAGACGCATGGAATCACTACAAGAACATAAAACATATGTGCGAACAGAAGGAAAAAGAAGATGAGGATTAACACAGAACCAAAACTTAACTTCGAAGATGTATTGCTACAGCCAAAACGTAGTACATTGTCTAGTCGTAAAGATGTAGACATGACAAGGAAATTTACTTTCCGTAATTCAGGCAAAGTCATGGACTTCCTTCCTATATTTGCAAGTAACATGGACGGTGTCGGAACATTCTCTATGGCAAGGGCTATGCAGGAACACAAGATGATGACTGTGATAACAAAAACAACAACACCAGAGCAATGGAAAGAGGCCGCAGGCACAGGCTTGAGAATGCAAAGCGTGTCAGTGTGTACTGGAACAAATGTCATGTGGGATCCAGATGCACCTGACTGGGCAAACATGAAAAAAGTATTAGAGATGTTTCCAGATGTTAAAATGATCACTATTGATGTTGCAAACGCATACCATCAAAACATGGTAGACTTCATTAAAAAGGTTAGGGATCAATATCCGAACAAAGTTATAGTGGCAGGTAATGTAGTCACACCAGAGATGACCGAAGAATTGATTATAAACGGTGCTGACGTTGTTAAAATAGGAATAGGACCAGGTAGTGTTTGTACAACAAGGACAATGACTGGTGTCGGCGTACCACAGTTCTCAGCAATAGTGGAATGCTCCGATGCCGCAAATGGCGTTGGCGGACACATAATGGCAGACGGTGGTTGCGTGTATCCCGGTGATATTGCAAAAGCATTTGGTGGCGGTGCCCACATGGTCATGATTGGTGGCATGTTGGCCGGGCATGATGAATCAGAACAACCAGTTGTAGACGGCAGGGTAGAATTTTATGGCATGAGCTCGGACAAGGCTCGAGAAGTACACGGCAAACGTAAAGACGGATACAGAGGTAACGAAGGCAGGCTTATATCATTACCACACAGAGGACCTGTTACAAACACATTGGAAGACATACTAGGCGGAGTGAGAAGTGCTTGTACATACATAGGTGCGAGGAGACTCAAAGACATGGCCAAGTGTGCAAGTTTTGTAACAACTAACAATGTAATAAACAGAGTCTATGAACGATACACAAAATAAAATAGAACCAATCAAAGAAAAACTAGATGAAAAGATTAAAAAACTTAATTCGTCTAGGGTAATAAAAAAAGTAACGCCTAAGGGTGATCTATCTTGGTATGTAAAATGGATCTCTGTTTTCTTTATATTAATAGCCACCGCGGCGAGAAGTGTAGGAACGGTACCACACATTGACATGTGGTTTGGTTTAATAGGCACAATAGGATGGGCATGGGTAGGATACCTATGGCATGACCGAGCATTGTTGTTCTTGAACGCAGTACTGGTTACACTACTGATAATAGGACTGATGAACTACTATTTTGGAATATGAGCGAAGAAGTTAAAAAAAATTATTTCACAACAGGTCAGATGCGTAACGCACTGATACAGATCGAAGATAAGATGGTGCATTCCAATTGGATGCCTACTGTGATTTTAGGAATCAACAGGGGTGGTTGCATACCAGGTGTGTATCTTTCTCACAGGTTAAACACAGCACACGAAGTTTTAGACATAAGATTAAGAGACCACACTGCCAAACCAAATTTAAGTGTGCTTGAAAAAGCATTCGCTTTCCAAAAGAAGATACTGATCATAGACGACATCAACGACTCGGGTGCCACGTTCCAATACATTCTTGACAACTTTGGCAAACACGAGCAAAGGATAAGATTCGCCGCACTCATCCACAACAAGCCAAGCAAGGTAAAAGTAGATTACCACGGATATGAGATAAACAAAGACGAAGTACCTGCTTGGATCGTTTTCCCATGGGAAGACTGGGACAAATAAACTAAAGGTTGTATTGACCTTATTTCATTATACTGCTACAATTACGGACATTTAAATTAACCTATAGGAGATTAAATGTTTAAAAACATAGATAAATCAATGCTGATGAAATTAGTGTTATTACATGTTGTAGTAATCATAGTTTCAAATGCGTTAGTGGCAATTCCAGTAGAAATACTTGGGGTGAAACTTACGTGGGCGGCATTCACATTCCCATTAGTAGTAATCGCGACTGACTTGACTGTCAGACTATTGGGCAAACAAATAGCAAGGGCCACAATAGCGGCGGCTTATCCATTAGCAATAATCGGATCAATCGCAGTTGTCTTGGCAGAAGGAGCACCGCAATCGGTTGCATTAAGAATTGGTTTCGCAAGTGCCACTGCTTATGCAGTTGGTACTTTACTTGACGTGTACGTATTCCAATACATTAGGGATTCAAAAACATACGGCAAGAACTGGTGGTTGGCTCCAGCGTTATCCACTATCGCGGCTAACATCATTGACACTTACACATTCTTCGCAGTTGCATTTAACAACAGTGCAGACGAGTACATGGCAATGAACTGGATGGAGATCGCAGGATCTCAAGTTGTAATAAAAATTGCAGTTGGACTATTAGTATTCTTACCAGCATATGGTATCTTACTGAAACAACTACAAAAAACTTACAAACTGAAATAGTATGATGAACAAAGTCTACACAGGCGCCGGTATACTAGCAGTAGTACTAGCGGTAACGGCTGTTGTGGCATTCACTTTACTATAAAATCATTGGGGGATTTTATTCCCCCATTGACAAATCATCTAAATACATTTATAATAAAACATATGGGGAACAAAGCAGGAAAAATTTGGGGTGAAACAGAACTTATACTGTCTAACAATGCCTGTGAATTTCACAGAATAGATTACAAAAAAGGCGGCGTGTGTTCTAAACACCTGCATGAATGGAAATGGAACGGTTTCTACTGCATGAGCGGTCAACTTAAAATTAAGGTTTGGCAAAAAGATTATGACCTCGTAGATGAAACAATTCTTAATCCAGGAGATTTCACAGCAGTAAAGCCAGGACTATACCATTCATTCGAAGGCTTGGATGATGGCGTTGCATTTGAATTATACTGGGCACACTTCTCACCTCTTGATATACAAAGAGAATCTGTAGGACATCTGAAAGATACAGACAACAAGATCGTAAGGCTAGACAAAAACAAGAAGAAATAGTGTGAACATATACACAATATACGCAGACCACAAGGACAACATTACCGCACAGGACTTTGTAGCCAAGATGAGTCTTTTCCTAGACGAGATAGTGGAACATGGTAAAATGGTTGCCTACAGAATCACCAGGATGAAGTTGGGTTTCAGATCAATGGACATGCCAGAATTCAGGATAGACATGGAGTTTGAAAACATGCAACAACTCGACGACGCCATGACCATAACCATCGCTGACAAAGATGTTGATAAAGTACATGTGGGATTCAACCAATATGTAGATGTTGACACAATACAGCATTTCCTTTACAGAGATTATCCTGATCTAAATAAACCAAAGTTGACTGAAAAACAAAAATCATATACAATACAAGATGTAGTAAAGGCAACAAAAGATATAGATCCGGGTCTATGGAAAAACAAATAGAAAAAAAATATTACTATTCAGAGATATTTCACAGCATACAGGGTGAAGGACACTACACGGGCGTCCCTACTGCATGGATAAGATTTTTCCTTTGCAACTTGCAGTGTAGTGGATTTGGACAGATTGATCCAACTGACCCTGACACATATGAATTGCCTTTTGAAGACTTTGATGTTGACAGTGTAAAAAGAGTTGAGGACTTACCTGTATGGGAAAAAGGTTGTGATTCCAGTTACACTTGGGCAAAGAAGTTCAAGAAACTAATGGGACACGAAACACCTACAGTACTAGCAGATAAAATTGTAGACATACTTAAAACTGACACAAACATGAATGGATTGTTCCTGCATCCAAACTCAAGACAACATCAACACTTGTGTTTCACAGGCGGAGAACCATTAATGATCACCGGACAAGCCGCGAGCATGGGCATATACAAATCATTAGAAGAGCGGGCAAACTTGCCAAGTTCTATGACCTATGAAACAAATGGCACACAAAAACTGACAGAACCGTTCAAACAATGGGTCAAGGATATTCCAGAAGAAATATTCTTCAGTGTAAGTCCTAAACTATTCACAGTATCGGGTGAGAAGACAGAGAAAGCAATTAAACCTGAGAACGTAAAAGAGTATGCAGAATGCAGTAACAGAGGACAGTTGAAGTTTGTGGTAGGAGCAAGTAGTAGAGAATGGGAAGAACTTGAAAACACAGTGAGAAAATTTAGAGAGGTTGGGATAGATTGGCCTGTTTGGATAATGCCCACTGGTGCAAGGGAAGAAGAACAATCCGCTAGTGCTGGTAAAGTGGCAGAGGAGGCATTTAAACGAGGCTATAACGTGGCGGCCAGAGTTCACGTTTATCTATTTGGTAATGCAATTGGCACATAAGAGTAGACGAAAAGGTAAAAATAAGGTATAATAATATTATGAAGGTAAAGAAAACAGCAAAGACAACTATCAAGAAAAAGAATCTTAAAGACAAAAAAGGCAAGAAGAAGAGCGAAGAGCCAATTGTAAAAGTTCTCAATCTTAATGTTAATCCAGAAAATCCTAGAAATGGTTTCTTTGAACTAGACTGGAATCCAGAATTCGTAAACATGTTGAAACAGTCTGGTTATGAAGGTGCAAGTGAAGAAGAGATCGTAGACAGATGGTTCCAAACACTTTGTAAAACTATCGGCAACGAACAAGGCATCGACGTCACTGGATCTGGATACGTACAGATAAACAGGAGAGACGACGGCAAGACTGAGGTATCGTAATGGGATATTTTTTACTTGGTGTTTTGATTGGTTGGATGGTTCCGAGACCTAAGTTCATAGGTAAGGCCGAAACGGCCATATGGGCTCCTATCAAAAAGAAACTTCCCAAATTCACACAGAACTGGTGGGGTTGATTTGGCACACATACTAGTAGACACTGCAAACACATTCTTTAGAGCAAGGCACGTGATCAGAGGAGACACATCTGAGAAGGTGGGCATGGCCATACACATCATGATGAATTCAATCAAGAAAGCATGGCAGGATTTTGGCGGCACCCATGTCGTGTTCTGTCTCGAAGGTAGGTCATTCAGGAAAGACATGTATGCACCCTACAAAAGAAATCGTAAGGAAATGGCCGATGCCATGACAGAGAAAGAAAAAGAAGAGAATGAAGTTTTCTGGGAAGTGTATGATGACTTCTGCGACTTCATTAAAACAAAAACAAATGCCACTGTGTTAAGAAATGGCAGGACTGAGGCAGATGATCTTATTGCAAGATGGATAGACAAACATCCTGATCAAGAACATGTTATAATAAGCACAGACAAAGATTTAAATCAGTTGATTACACCACGTGTGAAACAATACAACGGTGTGAACGAGACCACACTAACACATGAAGGTTGGTTTGACGCTAAATCAGGCAAGCCTGTTGTAGACAAGAAATTGAAGGCACCCAAGCCTGCACCGGATACGGAATGGATCGTATTTGAGAAGGCCATGAGGGGTGATCCCAGTGACAACATATTCAGTGCATACCCAGGTGTGCGTACCAAGGGCACTAAGAACAAGATAGGCCTACAGGAAGCATTCGCAGACCGTAACGAAAAAGGCTACACATGGAACAATCTGATGTTAAGCAAATGGTTAGATCATGATGGAAACGAACACAGGGTAATGGAAGACTACGAAAGGAACAGGGCACTGGTAGATCTACACGCACAGCCAGAAGCGATCATAGAAGAACTAGACCAAACGATTGCACAGGCCAAGTCCGAGAACAAGAGCATAGACCAAGTTGGAATCAGATTCATGAGGTTCTGTGGCAAGTATGATTTAAATAGAATTAGTGAGCAGGCACAACTGTATGTTGAGCCTTTTAATGCGAGATTAAATGATATATAATGCCAAATTCAGCGACATAATATATAAAAATTTTAAAAATTCTCCACAATCATACACGTATGATTTGATATTTGAGTTACATTTTGAAAACTTTGTAGAGGATGATTTAAGAATAATCAAAAACAAATCAAACGATCGCAAGAAGTGTTTCATTATAAATGGAGCAGTTGAGCCACACTGGTACGATCATGGTGCCATGGTGAGTAGGCAATTCCAAGAATTTTTAACTCTACTCAAGAAACACCAAATTTTTAATGCTGATTTTTTTATCCCATCTTTTGGAGACATGTACCAACATGATTTTGAAATAATGAACAATAATCATGCCGGGTGGAATTTCATTAGGTTTGACATGGATATACCATATTGTACAAATGATGTTTTCGATATTAAAAACGAGGAAGAAGACGATCTACATGTAGAACGAATATGTTTTAATTTCCATCACATGAACTTCACCCACAGAATGCATAGACAATTATTCAGTAAATTTATTTTAGACAAGAAACTGCATAAAACAAACTGCGTGGCTATTAACATAGGATCATATGAGGATTTTTTGAACTCTAATTCTTCAAGTTTGATGTCTGGTAGGGACGGAAACATTGGTTCTGGATGCATCAGTGTAGATGCTAATGACTATTGGCAATTTAATAACAATCTAAAGAAACTATGGAGAGATGTTGAGTTGCATCAGGTAGATCATCCAGACATTGACCAAACACCATCCATAAAAAATAACTTTGTGAAAAAATCTGGAGTGACCGTCATTTCGGAATCTGTATTCAATCATCCGTATCCTTATTTTACAGAAAAGACAGTAAGTGCTCTCATGACTCAAAGACCTTTTGTGGTAATCGGACCACAGGGCAGTTTAAACACATTGCGGCAAAAAGGTTTTAAGACCTTTGATGATATTTTTGACGAATCATACGATAAAATAAAGGATCCTAGTGCTAGATTAGAGGCAGTATTTGAATTGGTAGAACAAATTCACAGAAGATCACTAGACCAAATTAAGGAAAATGTGTTACAATGCAGAGATAAGTTAAACCATAATAAAAAATTAATGATCAAAAGGATTCAAACATACGCATGACAATTAGAGCAAAGACCCTGGTTAAGGATAAGTTCTGGATAGTGGAGCAAAACGGTCAGAAGTTGGGCACCCTACAGAAACAGGCGGACAATGGTTGGATATTCCTTAGTAAAAAACAAAGCAAGGAAGTTTTTCACACGCAGGAGAGCCTGTTCACAAAGTTTGGTTTTGGCATGTTTGATGAATCAAACATTAAGAAACCGGAAGAAGAAGTACAAACAGATAATTTTGATGTACACGGTTACCCATGTGGTCAACACCCATACAATCCTATGTTTGATGTGCAGAAACAACTGCCGGTGTACACAAAAACACCAAAATCAAAAAGCCAATTCTGTGCAGGTTACTACATAATCTGTTTTGAGAAGGGTTGGAGAAAGGCCTACTGTCCAAAGATGATAACACTTTCGAGGTACGATTACAAAGGGCCGATCAAGACCAAATTAGAAATGCAACAGGTACTAAATGACGCAGTCAAAAAATTCCAAGATTCAAACTAGACCTATTGAGGACCTCATAGGTAGGATCAGAACACTAAGACAAAAGGGTGAACGGCAAATAATCATCCCTGCCAAGGAAGCAGATCAACTGGTTGACAGTCTTACCCAGGTGATGACCCGTATGGTCACGATCCAAGAGGAAATTATAGAGGCTTTAAAAACTGCCAAGGAAGCACAGACTGTGTCCATTGAGATGGACGGTGGTGAATTCAAGGATGGTACATAAAAAATTCAAAATCCTATTCGAAGATAGAGATAACAAGATACTAGATATAGACTATTCACTCAATGACACAACATTGGCTGTAAAATGGTTTTCAAAAATCAAACATCTTAGTAAAATACCGATCGATGCAGTCGAATCAGATCTCGAAGATCTTTCAAACCTTGACCTAATCTACGATAAGTTTTGCGATTTTGCTGGACTAAACAAGATGCCCTTGAATCAAATCCCAGATCAGCACGTGTGCAATCAATTACATAAAATCTTTGAAGACAATCATGAGAGACTCTCTAACAAAAGTAATAACAGTATCCTGTACAAATTTCATCACGCCATACACGATGCAGAGCCGGGTCAGTGCAAGACGAGGCGAAAAATTAACATAGGTTGGGGGATCAAAGAAGGCCCGTTGACCTATAAAATGAATTGCAACCCCTTTTATGAAAAATGCATAAAGAAAAATAACCTATACCTTCCATGGGCAGAATTGGGTAAACAACCTTACAAATATTGGATTGACAAAGAGCCTGCAGATCAGACAAGATTTAATTCACTGTGTAAACCACACGTCACTTTTAAGGCCAAATTTTTTGTGGCACTTTTTGATATGGAAAAGCCTAAAACTTTTCCTAACCAATTCAATCAATATTTCAACCAATTCAGATCCCAATGGTTTGAAACTTACAACATAGCCGAATGGACCGAAAAAGACGAATGGTGTGCTCCGTTGTTAGCATACACCAATCACGACGCTGAGCTGGACAACCTGCACCTCAAAAAAATTATCGTGTAATTTTTGGTAAATACTGCTTGTAAAGAGGATTAGTATGAGCAGACCAAAACCCACAGTGCTGTTGCAACACAGCAACAAAGCCACCTTCAAAATGGACGAGGTCCTGGCGGCGGAGGGCATCTGGGCGGTGTTCTATGATGGCAAACCCATCAATCTGAAAAGTTCAAGTTTGGTGGCAAACTACCCAGGTCCAAAGTACAAGAAAGTGTCATTCTCCAACCCAGGACACGCAGAGAACCTGGCCAAGAAACTGAACACACAGCACAACACAGACAAGTTTGGTGTTTACCTTTTAAAATCCGGCGACAAATTCACTAGATAATTAACTACACAATGGATCGCAAAACAGCCTACACCCGGACCTTCCTTGAACTGCTGGAACAACCCACGCACGACGAGAGCATAAAGACCAATTACTACACTTGGTGGCAGAATGTACGTGAGAGTTATCAAGCAAGATCATTAAGATTGACCAAACCAGGGTTGGAAATGTTAGAAAAACTGGATATAAAATCCTATGACATCAAGTTTCCAGCAAAAGTGATATTCACACCCCAAACATACCTTTGGTTGGATGAGTTTGTTGACTGCCCATACTACGTAGACAAGAAGAAAATTATAGTGACCATGGAAAAAATGGCGTTACAACTCATGCTTTTTGCTGGAGATATCACAAAATACGGACTTGCACGTGCAATGAGCAAGATGGACGAACAAAAAGATCAATAAAACTGCGACTTTTTAGCCATAATTACCAGGTTGACGCATAACACTTTTCTGCTATAATCGTATTATAAACATTTTAAACAGGAGTGTACAAAATGGCAAGAGCTAATAAAAACAAAGAGGCGGCAATAGGCAGTCAAAACAGAACAGTTTCACCCAACGAGGCGAAATCAGCATTAACACATTGTATCAAATTACAGAGACCCATAATGATGTGGGGTGCACCAGGTATTGGT